ATACAAGGGGGCTTCGGCTCCCTTTTTTTTATTTACAAATATTTATACCTATGGCTTTTCCTACCACTAATGCTGCTCAAGAATTACCTGCAATAAATCAAATACTCATGGCTTGTGGTCAGGCTCCAGTCACCACTTTGGATGAAACCAACCCAGACGTTGCGATTGCATACCAAACTTTACTAGAAATATCTAGAGAGGTACAGAGTGAAGGTTGGACTTTCAATAAAGAAGAGCATGTTCATATAGAACCTGATGCTAATAATGAAATTCCAATCTTAAGTAATTATTTACAAATAGATCTTACTCAATCTAATGCAGGTAATAAAAAAGCAGTTGTAAGAAATGGTAAATTATATGACAAATATAACCATACAGATAAATGGACAGATGATGAAGTATTATGTGATATTCTATACTTTTTTGATTGGGTAAATGTACCACGACCAATACAAGATTACATAACAGCTAGAGCAGCTACTGTTACGTCTAGTAGAATTGTAGGAGATCAAACTCAGTATCAAATATTACAACAAAAAGAAGCATACATGAGAGCTATGGCTCTTGAGTATGAAACAAACCAAGGTGATTATTCATTCTTTGGTCAACCTGACGGAGCACACCCTTATGTCGGATATCAACCTTATCATGCACTTAAAAGATAATGGCAGCAGTAACACAAAGGGTAGTTAATTACCTAAGTGGTGTATCAAAACAACCCGACAGTAAAAAATTTCCAGGCCAAGTAAAGGAATGTATTAATGGCTTACCTGATGTAACATTAGGCATGACCAAACGTCCTGGGTTTGAATTTTTAGCAAAGTTAAAAAACTCAAGTGGTACTGATTATAGTGGTACTCAGTTAGATAATGCTAAATGGTTTTATATTAATAGAGATGCAGACACTAGATATATAGGATGTATTATCCCTAAATCTGGTAGTACTAATGGAAGTTTACATGTATGGAATGCCGACACTGGAGCCGTATGTACAGTAACTAATGGTTCAGCACATGCTTATTTAAGTGGAACTTCTAAGACTAACTATGACGTACTGACTGTTCAGGATTCAACCATTATTTGTAATGATGAAAAAACAGTAACAGCAAGAGCTGAAGCTACTGACTTTGTAGCTCAGAGTAGAGGAACAATACTGCTTAGTCTACTTGGACAATTAGAAGCTTCTATACAGAGTACTAGCTTTGAAGTTAAGTTAGGTGGTACAGCTATTGTAAATGAAAAAGGTGGTATACAAACATGTACTTATACATCTGGTGCAAGTGCTGATTATGATGATGTATTAGATGGTATTAAAGGTCAAATTGATGGCAAGAATATAACAGGAATGACATGTACTAAATACGGTACATCTCTACAGCTTGATTATGTAGTTAGTTCAACTAGAACACCATTTACCCTTGAGGTTAAAGGTGGTGCTGATAACGAAAGAATTACTGTCTTTCAAGATTGGGCTAGTAATGAATCTTGGCTACCTCCTAACTCATTTCATAACCATGTAGTAACTATAGTTAATTCACCTCTATATGATGAGGATAACTACTACGCTAAGTTTGTAGCAGATAATGGTGCAGCTGGTTCAGGTTATTGGAAAGAAGGTATAGGTCATAACCAATCTCCAGGTTTAACCAAATCTACAATGCCTCACAGATTAAGGAATACAGGTACTAATGCTTTTGTACTTGAAGAAATCCCTTGGGGTGATAGACTTGTAGGTGATAGTCTTACAAATGCACACCCTAGCTTTGTAGGAAAAACAATTAAAAGAACTTTCTTCCATGATGATAGACTTGGTTTCTTATCTGAAGATAATGTTATTCTAAGTAGAGCTAAAGAACCTTATGAGCTATACGCAGTATCAGCTAGAACACATACTCCTGGGGATCCGATAGATGTTAACTGTGCATCAGTCAGACCAACTAAACTACACGCAATTAAACCAGCTAGACAAGGTTTAATTCTATTTTCTAAAAACCAACAGTTTCTAATCTATGCTGATGATGGTCCATTAACGCCTCAAACAACTAAGATTAGACCAATATCTAACATGGAAATGAGTGATGATATTGATCCAATAGATGTTGGTACTCACATGAATTTCCTTAGTAAAACTCCTAACTTTGTTAGAGTCTTTGCTATGCAGACTAAAGGTTTAGGTGAAAGCCCTAGCATATTAGATATAGGTCGTGTTGTAAATGAGTGGATAACTATTGATGTAGATACGTTTATAGCTAGTATTCAGAATGAGTTCATTGCTATGTCTAGTCAATCTAGTGATGAAATCTATTTTTATAGAACCTATTCTGATGGGGAAGAGAAGTTAATGGAGTCTTGGTTTAAATGGAAATTAGCTGGAACTGTTCAGGCTATGGCTGTGGATCAAGATGATATGTACTGCGTTACTAAACAAGGTAATCAATACACCATATCCAAATCAAACCTAACTCAAAGTCCAGAAGTTGCTATTATAACCAACGCACAGGGTCAGAAGATTAACCCTTGTATGGATCTATATGCACAGGCTACGAATGGTTTATCTGGTGGTAGTGAAAGAAAGGTTGTATGGGATGCTACTAACACTAGGTCAAAATGTTATATACCTTTTGCCAACCTTACAGATAAAAAGAATTTAGTTATAGTATCTGGTACAACTGCAGCTGGTACATTTAATAACTCAGGTTATGTTGTAGAAGCTGAAGTAGGTACAGATTCAGATGGTACATTCTTTATTGTACCTGAACAGAATTTATCTACTATAGCTAGTAATGTATATGTAGGTTATGCTTATGATTTTGATTTACATTTACCACAACTATATGTTGATTTAGGAGAGAAAGGAGTACAACCTGATTTCACTGCTAATTTAACTGTTTCTAGATGTAAATTTGATGTAGGTTTGTCTGGTATAATGGGCTTTAAGCTTAATGCTACAGGTAGATTTGCTGCTAGTAAGACTTATACAATGTTTAAAAACAATTGTAAAGATAATAGTGGTAATGATGTTTACACAGATTACGAATGGTCTAAACCAGATTTAGATTATATTGATAGAAATCAAATTAAAGTTAAAATCAATAATAAAAGTACTACTGATTTCAGCTTTCAAAGTGATACAAAAATTAGGTTAGGTAATTCACTACTTAAACAAACCACACTTAATGGTGATGGTACTACTAAATTGTTTGCTTATACTTTTGATATAGAAAGTACAGCTAACATTAAAGTTAAAGTTGGTGGTGTACTGACTACTGATTTTGTCTTTGCTGGAGGTAAGTATATAAGTTTTAATACAGCCCCACCAGCTGCCACTGGTAACATCTTTATATACAATGAAGATGAATTAGAAATATACATAGATGAATGGTATTTCTTAGAACCAATATCAAATGCAAATATGTATTTAGCTGATGATGTACCACTTGATGAATCTAGAACTGTTACTATACCTATACATCAACGTAATAATAATTATAACTTACGAGTCTTTACTGACTCACCATTTCCCGTCTCTCTCAACTCAATGATGTGGGAAGGAAACTACTCACCGAGATTTTATAAGAGGACTTAAATATGGTATGGCCTATCATTGCTGCAGGTGCAGCAGTTTTTGGTGCTGTTTCAAATAAAATGTCTGCTGATAAAGCAGCCAGAACCCAAAACGAATATACCCAACGTCAGTTTGAATACGATACTGAAATGTGGGAAATGGGTAAAGAAAAGCTTGCTGCTGATTGGGAGTTTGCTTACGATACCTATGAGTTAAGAAAAAAAAATGAGCAAAAGATAGCTGATTATACTGATGCAATGAATTTAAGGCGTTATAATTACGACCTTAAAATTGTCAAAGCACAGAATGAATCTAATAAACAGGCATATGCTAAATCTGAATATTTATATTCACAACAATTAAACTTTAATACAATGGCTGCAAATGATGCAGCAGAAGAAGCTTTAATTAAACAACAAGAAATTAATCAAGATATAGCATTTCAGAATACAGATTCCATTGTAAAATCTATAGAAGCACATGGTGAATTAGCTGTTACTTCTCAAGCTGGTGGCTCTGCTTCTAAACAAGCACAAGCACTTTTAGCAGCTAAAGGTAGGAATGAAGCTCAGTTATCTGAGTCTTTGTTTAGTGCTAATAGAAGTACTTATATGGCTTTAAAGTCTATATCTAGGGATAAATATGGAGCAGATTTAGCAGCTTTTGCTAATAAAATGATCAAACCTGGAACTGTACCAGATCCAATTAAACCAATTGCTACACCTGTGGCTGAATTCCAACCACCTAGACCATTAGAAGATTACGACTTTGGAGTAGCACCTATTAAAGGAGCTAAAGCTCAAGGAGGATCTTGGTTAAGTGTTGCTAGTTCAGCTGTTGGATCAGTAGCTAAGATAGGTATGAGTGATTATGTAAGTAACAATGGTTGGACAGGTTCAGGTTAACTATTAAACTAAACAAAAATGGCATACAAAAGCTACGGCTCATCTCGTGGATTTCGTCCTATTAAAGCTGGTCAGGAAGCATTGAATCAACAATTAATTGCTGACGAAAAGGTTATACGTAACATAAAAACTGTAAGGGACCAAACAGTAAAACGTGATGATGATTTAATCCAAGGATTAAGAAGAAAATTTAATTTAGAAGATGCTAACAGAGAATCAAACCAACGCTTAGAAGACAAAGCATATCAACAGAGGTTAAGTGCTATTCAAAAGAATGCACAACGTACTAGACAAAACTCTGAGATTGATATAAAAAATGTTGAAAAAGAAGCAGAGGTTTGGAAAAATTTCAGTGAAACAGCTGTTACAACTTTAACAGCTTACGCTGAGCATAGAAGAAAGCAGATTGAAATTGAGGATTTTAATACAGCTTTTCAAAATCCTGACTTATATAAAACAGAATCAATCTTAGGTGAAGCAGTCTGGAAAAAGATGCTCACCAACAATGCTACAATAGCTAATGAAGCACAAGCAAAAGGTGTTGACGCAACAACTGTTACACAATTAGCTACTTTAACCCCACCTGTAAAAAGTGTAGGAAAAGCTAAAGCTATTATAGCAATAAATGCTAATAACTATGATGATTATTTAGAAAGTGCTATAGCTCAAAGTGGTGCAACTACTTATGCAGATGTTCAAAAGATTGCAGCACAAGCTCCTTTTATGTTTGCTAAAGAATTAGGAGTACATAAACATGGAAAGCTTTTAGTAGATTTTTTTAAGACAGCTACTGATGCTAATGATGATAAACTTACAGAAGTTAGAATAGCTGAAAATTATAGATTAGGTCAAGATAATATCAATGAAGCATTACAAAACTGGGAGCTTTACGGTAAAGGTGGTGATGATAGCCAGACATGGTTAGATTTGGTATCTTATGCAGTAAAGAACTCTTACGATGAAGAAGGTAAGGCTTATGGTAATATTGGTATGAAAGAGCAATTAGGTAATATAGCAACAAACCCAAGGCATATAAAAAACAGAGCCGAGTTTGATGCGTTCCTTGAACTTAAAACCTTACCTAATACAGATGCTGATGGTAACATTACTAACCCATCTATAAGTATAAGACAGTTATATGGTGAAGCTGGTGTAGCTGAACTTTGGAATACATGGGTAGACAATAAAGATAAGGATCGTGAAAGAGATGTAAAGCAAGAAAAAATTCATCAAAATAATTTATACCAAATAGGTAAGGAAGCGTTACAAACAGAATGGAAAGGAGATAATAAAACTGAAGTAAAGATTTTTAGACAATTAAGAGCAAAAGGTGCATCTGATGATACTATAAATAAATTAAAAAAATATACAGTTGGCAATGATGCAAATACTATATTAGATGACAGAAGAGATTTTGCAAGAGTTCAGATAAAGGAGGGTGATTTCTATGAAGATGATTATCTTTCATTACCTAAATCACTTCAACAAGAAGACGAGTTTAAAGATGCTTATGTCAAGAATGATGCTCTTTTACAGAAAGTTGGTATTTCTGGATCTGATCTAAAAGCTAATTCTATACAGTTTATAATTAAAGATATACTAGGTGGTAAGATTAGTATTGATAACAATTATTCAGCTACAAATAACTTAGCGTGGCAAGAGTATCGAAGAGATCTTATTGCTGAGTACAGATTCAATGTAACTGATTTAGGTATGGGGTATAAGAAAGCATGGACTACTGCTGTTAAAACTATAAATGACTTAGTTGAAAAAGGTGAAGGTAAGTGGAGAGTAGAAACACTTGATAAAGAAATTAAGGCTAAGAAAAGTGGTTCCGAATTCGATGGTAGAAATAGGTTTCCTTATTTCGATACATCTGATCCCGATTATGGTGTACCTTACCCAAAACAAAATGTAATAGATAACATAGATACAAAAGGTAAGGAATGGCTTAACACTACTCAGATCATTCCTCGTAACGAATTAAGAAAAGCTATTGAAGAAGCTAATGATGGTTATGTTTGGAAACCTAGTGAAGATTTTAAAGCTATAGCTAAACATGCTAATATCCCTTTAAGTGAATTAGCTAATCAACAAATTAAATTATTAGGACTTCCAGAAACAAATCTATTTGAACCAAGTTTAACAGAAAAAGCTGTAGCAGATGTTACAAAGATTGGTAACTATAAACTTACTAACTTTGCTAAAGACATTAATAATGTAAAGGATTTTATTAGAGTCAGAGCAGCTGTTGCAAATCCTAGAAATCCAGCAGCAATGAGTCAAACAACACGTTGGAACCTTAGTGCTTACGATTTTGGTAACAATACACCTGTTGAAAAATTCTTAACTAGAGAAACATTAAATCAGTTTCCAGCTGGTCAAGCTATTCTTACAAAATACACCAGACCAACAGGAGGCTGGACAGGAGGAGCTAGAGAAATAAACCGTCGTATAGTAGAAGGTGGTAACACTAAAGTAACTATACGTTTACCTGGAAACAATCCTGATGAACCACATTATTTATTCTTACTTGAGCCAGGAGGTGCTGAATGAACGAAGAAGAAAATGTAGTGCCTACAACAGCACCAATTGAATCGCAAGAACCAGTTGAAAAAAAAGAAGTAAAACTCAAAGGACCGTGGGATGCCAACGCCTTTACTAAAGATGAAGATTTTGAACAAGAACTTCTTAAATCTGATGAATCTTTACGACCTGCTATAAAAAAAGTCAGAGGAGTTTACAGAAACATAGCTCATGGTATATTTGGCAGTGAAGCTGATTTAAACATGGGTTTAGTCTTAGGAACTTTTCCTGACACCGTTATGGATTTAGTTGGTCATATGGGTAAAGTTGGTAATACTATAGATAGTTTCTATGATGATGTTACAGCATCTGAAGGTTCTAGAGTAAAAGCAGCTAGAAATGTTTGGTCACTTATAGCACCTTCTTTAAGAGGCTATGGTATGATTGATGCTCAAACTAAATCATTACCATTTGTAGCTAAATGGACTTCAAGGATTGGTTTAAACTCAACCTTAGATGGTGCGATAGGTTATTATTCTGACGTTAATGAAGGTCAGATGAACTCTGCTTATCAGTTATCTGAAACATTCCCTAATTGGTTTGGACCAGATGCTAAGCATTTAGGAGGAAGATTATCTATTCCAGAAAAGCATAAAACAAGCCCAGATATGTCTCCTGAAGAGCTTAGAGAGGCTCATAGAAATGAAAATGCTGGACTTGCTTTTGCAACTGATGGTGCAGCTTTTGTTCTTCAATATGGTAAACCAGCAATGAACTGGTTTAAAGCTAAATCTCCTCTTGCTAAAATATTTAAACAAAATGAGATTCTTAAACATGCTGATACTAATTTAGTTGAATCTATTTCTAAAACCGATGATCAGTTAACTAATCTACAAATTAGAAAAGCTGAGTTATTAGAATCTATAGCAGTAGGTAAAGCTGATAAAACTTTAACTAAGCAACAAAGGTTCTTAATAAATAGAGATTTAAAGAAAATAGAAGAAACTATCAATACACTTAGTAATACAAAAAAAGGTATAAAAACTGAAATTCAACAAACTGGTAAATCTAGTGCTAGTGGTGGTGCTGCTTTTGAAGAACATTTAAAAGCAAGAGAAGCATCAAGACAAGTACAAATAGAAGAATCAGCTTTAGATAAGTTAAATGCAGATGGAGCAGGTGCAAAAGGTTATGATCAGGATATAACTCCTAATCTTGGACCAGATGATACAAAAGGTGTTAACACAGTTACTCCTGGAAATGTAGCTGAAAACATGGTTGATAGTACTAGCAACTACTTAGGACATACCGATGGAGATAATGTTAGTATCATCACTGATAACATGCTAACTAAGGGTTGGAACATTAAAGATAAAAACTCTAGAAATGCAGTAGTTGGATTAGCTAGTGAAGTTGAAAGGATGGGTGATTGGAAGGCATTGAAAAATGGCTTAGAGTACACTAGAGAGGATATGAGTAATGCTGCATTTGGTATCTACAATAATATTATCCATGCAGGTTCAGTAGATGACGTTAAGAAACTCTTTCAAAATAACAATGAATTTAAAGCGTTATTTGAAGGTTTTGAAACAAGACAAAGAGCTATCCTACCAGCTTTAGCTAAAGTAGAAATTGATGCTGATGCTCAATTCCATGCATTAAAAGATTTAGTTAATAAGTTTGTTGGTCAGAATGTTGTTGAACAATCAGCTAGAGTAATGGATACATTAGGTAAGGATATTACTAATGTAGCTCAGACTGCAAAAGAACTTCCAGAGCATCTAAGTGATGATAAAGCTATGGAGCTTATTCTTGATAAGATAGAGTTTTTAATGACCGAATACGGTATTAATAAAGCTTCATCTAGTTGGATGCTTAAGAATAAAGAAAAGTGGAAACAAGCTTTAGAACTAGGACCAGATGGTAAACCAATAGTAGATGATCTTAGTGCAAAACTTAATAAAGTAGTAGAAGAGCAAAAACAAAAAGCAATAGCTTATAGAAAAGTAATTGAAGAGGCTGCTCAACAAGGACCAGATGTTGTTAAAACATTTGTAGATGCCTTTGCTATTAGCGATGGTGATGTTACTACTATACTTGGTGCTTATGACTTAGCTTGGAAATATGTACGTCCTCAAGGTTTATTAGTAAGTGATAAAGCTACAAAAAATAGATTAAATATCTTTGCAGCTGCTGTTAAATCCCATAGATTAAATATGGTATTATCAGGTAAAGCTTCTTTAAATGCTGCTAAAGGTAGTGCAACTTCTATGGCATTAAGACCATTAAGAGCTTTCCTACATGCAGGTATGGATGTATTGAAAAATGCTGATGTAAATAATTTAAGAAAACAAGTTTATTTACATGGTGCTGTTCTTGAAACTAATAAACGTGCTTTAGTAGATGCATGGCGTATGATGAAAAAGGTTCATAATGATCCTAAAGCCATGTTAAAAGCATACAGAAAAGATTATGTAGTTAAAGAAGAGAAAGTACTAGATTTTGTACAATCTGCTTCTAAAAAATGGGCAAGAGAAGGGGATGTAGGTAAAGAATGGATATATAATATGGCAACAAAGTTACATAACTTAGCTAGTCATCCTTATATGAAACTACCTTTAACAGCTATGTCAGGTGTTGACTCTTATGTTAACACAATGATGGCTCATTATTGGTCTAGAGCTAAGGCTTATGAAGAAGTAGGACTTAAATACGGTTGGCCTTTTACTGATAGTGTAATGAAAAAAGGTACAATTGGTCAGCCTATAGATGCGTTATTAGAAGCAGAAAAGAAACATTATGCTAATTTCTTTGATGCAGAAGGTTTTGTAAAAGATGATGCTGTTAAGTACTTTGCTGGCGAAGTTAATTTAAACCTTGACCATGAATGGGCTGATGCTATAACTAAAGTTACTAATAAAGTACCAGCTACTTTTGGGTTAGCTATGTTCCCCAGAACTACTATTAATGATACAATTAGGAAAACTTCTTATATACCATTTTTAGATAAATTTAGTCCAAACTTTAACAGATATACTAAAGTCTTAACTGCTGGAGATGATCTTGATAAAATCAAAGAGGCATTAAGATTACATGGTATTGAAGATATTGATGAGTTTGGTAGGACTGATGCTTTAAATTTCTATAAATACCTTAAAGAAGATTATCAAGCTAGGCATACTTTTACAGAAATGTTAGCTGGATACCTCTTTTCATCGGCTGCAGGTGGTTTTATTGTTGATAAAGTAGCTCCTGATTCAGAAATAAGTGGGATAGAAGCTACAGGTTTAGGTTATAAAAGCCATAAAAAACGTAAAAATGATTTATTAAATTATAATATACGTCAAAAAAGCGTTACAATTCCTGGTACTAATGTTAGAATTCCTTATAAAGGACTTGAAGGTATTGATCCTATTTTAAGTTTTTATGCTAATTTATCAGATGCCCGTAGATATTTAGATGATACATCAATTGGACATTTATTTGGTCAATCAATTTGGGTATTAGCTAATGAGTGGCTTGGTGATAATGTAGGTGCTGGAGGTATAGAACCTTTAGTGTCTTTAATTTCAGGAGAACCAACTGGATTCAACAGATGGGTTGCTAATGAAGTTCGTTCTGTAGCCATACCTGGAGCAGCTACACTGATAGCTAATGGTACTGATGGAGGTTTTAAAGACTTAAATAATGAATTAAGTAAAATGTTAATGTCTAAAGTACCTGTACTTAAATCACAAGTTCCTTCTTATCAATCTATATTCAAACCAGATGAAAAAGCTGCTGGTCATATTTCTAACCCTGTAGGAAGATGGGCTGAAGCCTTAGTAGGTATAGGCATTCATACTACAGATGGATGGACTGATGAGCTTTATGATATAGGTTGGTCTCCTAATACAGTATTAGAAACTATATCAGCTTCAACTGCTGATCTTGGTAGTGGTGGTACTATAACTTTAACTGTTCCTGAAAGACAATGGATTTCTCAATTTATTAGAGAAAACACTAATTTTTCAGAGGAAGTTAAAAAGATAATGAGTTCTAAAACATGGAAAGATCAAGTACAACAATTTAGAAATAGAAGAGTCAGAACTCGTGGTGTAACAGATAAAAAGGAAGATTTACCTTTATATACGGAATTAAATGATGAATTAACCAGAGTAAAAAAACTAGCAGTCAAGGCTTTACTAGCAAATTATCCTCAATATAAACAATACTTTAAACTAAGAGTTGGTGCTAAAAGTGCTTTAGAAGACGGTGATATAGACAGCTATGAAAGGATTAGAAAATATGAAAAAGAAGAATTTAAGTGGAACAGATGGACAGAATTCTTAGAGTACGCAAACCCACCTAAGAAATAACACAAACATAAAATGGCAGTAACTGAAAATTTACATACAGGTAATGGTTCTAAAACCAATTACTCATTTACATTCCCATATCTAAAGACTACCGATATTAAAGCTAGTATCGATGGTACTGTAGTAAACCCATCTGCTTATACAGCTGGTTCACCCACTGCTACAGAAATACAATTTAATACCGCACCTGCCAATAATGCTGCTATCAGGATTTATCGTGATACAGCAACAGACAACCTATCTGCCACCTTCTATGCAGGTTCTGCAATCAAGTCAGAAGACTTAAACGATAACTTCTTACAGAACTTATACGTTACACAGGAAGCCAAACGTGATGCAGATGCTGCATGGCAAGATGGTGACGAAACAATTAATAGTAGTGAAACTTGGCATACAAGTGACGATACTAAGGTAGCTACTACTAAAGCTATTGAAGCTAGGATAGATGCTAAACAAAATACTAAATTAACTGATGATCTTATCGGTGGTACTGATATAGCTATTGCCGATAACAATAATGCTGGTACTTCAGCTACTGGTAAGTTTACTATTAACCATAGTGTTACTGGAGCTAATACGACAGTTAATAATAGTGATGGAACTGTCTTACAGGATATAACTGTATCTGCACAAGGTCACGTTACAGCAGTAGGTTCATATGATTTAGATAATAGATATTTTACTAAAACACAATCTAATACTAACTACCAACCAAAAGATGATGAACTAACAGAACTCGCCACAATGGGTTCTACTACAGCCGCAGCTTTATCTGATTTAACAGAGGCTGAAGTTCAAATACTTGACGGTGCAACTGTTACAACGGATGAATTAAACGTCTTAGATGGCATACCTACTGGTCTTACAGCTACTGAATTAGGACATTTAGATGGTGTTACATCTAGTATCCAAACTCAGATAAACAATAAACAAGATAAAGATGATGAGTTAACAGAACTCGCAACAATGTCTGCTAATACAGCAGCAGCATTAGCTGATCTTACTGACAGTGAAGTACAATTAATAGATGGAGTTGTAACGTCTGGATCTACTGCGGTTACTACAAATATTATTAATAATGCTTTAGGAGGACTGACTTCAAATAGAGATGAATTGAATGTTTTAGATGGTGTTACTTTAACTGGTGCAAATGCTGTAAATACTAGTCAAATCAATAAGCTTGGAGGATTAAATGCTAGTACAAACGAGTTAAATATCCTCCATCAGAAAACATTTAAAGACTCTAGTGGAACTCTAAACACCACTAGCGATACAGAAATACCTTCTTCAAAGGTTATTGCTGCTCACGTTGCTAGCTCTCAAACAGCTATTGGTGGTTTCGTAACTATTGCAGACGAGGTTTCGTTCCCCAATACTCAACCTGCTAATGGAGTTGTAGTCAGTATTAACAATGCTGCTGGTGTTGTAATAAATAGCTCTGGTGTAAGCACATCAGGTAAGAGACTTGATAATACGACAGTAACTATTAATGGTTTCCCTGATTCATTAGACGGAGAAACACTAGCTGCTGGTGTTGGCTTGATGGTCACAGCTACATCTACTGCCAATACTTATAACTATCACAAGATTCTTACAAGTGAGACAGATGTTAAACAGTTAAGCGATGACATCAATGATTTCAATAGCAGGTATCGAATAGCAAGTTCTGCACCATCATCTAACAACGATGAAGGCGATCTTTACTTTGATACCGCCGCTAACAAGATGAAGGTGTACAACGGTTCAGCGTGGGATGACGTTGCTTCTGTTGGTAGCTTCTTTGTTAATACTCTTTCTAGCTCCTCTGGCACTGGAGGTGGAAGTGCAACCTTTAACGGTAGTGCTTATAGATTCACCTTAAGTAACGCTGGTACATCTGCTCAACAACATATTGTCAGTGTCAATGGAGTCATTCAAAAGCCTAATGCTGGAACATCACAACCCTCTGAGGGATTTGCAATTTCTGGCAACGATATCATTTTTTCTACCGCCCCTGCTAGTGGTGCTGATTTCTTCATCATCACTCAAGGATCGTCAGTAAGTATTGGTACACCTAGTGCTAACTCAGTTAACTCAAGTCACATCATTGATGGAAGTATTGTTAATGGAGATGTATCAAGTAGTGCTTCAATTCAGTTATCAAAATTAGAAGTAATTGCAAGTAATAGAATTGTTGGTAATGATGCTGGCAATGCAGTACCAAGAGAATTAACACCAGCTGAAGTTCGTACTATATTAGGGCTTGCAGCTTCTGCTACTACAGATACAACTAACGCAGCTAATATAGCTAGTGGTACTTTAAATGCAGCTAGGATAGCAGATGATTCTGTTGTAGAAGCTAAATTAGATATTTCAAATGCACCTACAAACGGTCATTTTTTACAGTATAAGGATGGCACAGATAAACTAACTTGGGCTGCAGCTAATACTCCAGTCTTAACTACTCAAGGTGATTTACTTTACCGAGATGGTTCAGGTGAACAGCGATTACCAAAAGGTGCAGCAGGTTATTTATTAACTATGAACTCAGGTGCTACGGCTCCTGAATGGTCAGCACCAGTAGAAGGTGCAAATATTACTTCTATATTAAAACTTACATCTTTATAAAAAAATGGCAGATACATTAAAGGAATTTTCAAACCTATCAAATAAAAGTTATTCACACTTAAAACCTGGAGCAGGTGTTCAGTTGATGACTACTTCGGGTTCACAGAAAGCAGTAGTTAAAGGAATAACTGTTGATAACCCAAAAGCAAGATCCGTAGATATAAGAGTAGGTTCTGCAACAGGAACCATAATTGCTAATACATCTAAATCAGAAACTTTATCTGGTAACGAGATAATAGATAATTCTTCATCATTATATGCCACAACTTCAACAGTACCTTCAGTAACAAGTTGGGTAAATCATACACCTGTTTTTTGGCACAATGGTCAAGAATCTAATGAAGGTGCGGATGGTAGATCAGGTAGTGGTGTAGGTACTAGTAATTCACATTTACTTGGAAAATTTAAACAATTTAATTTAGCCAACATACTCTTTGAAGGAGACACATATGATGGTACAACTCAATTTTGGGGTGTAGTACCTACAGATGTTGCTTATGCTAACTCACAAAGTAATCATGCTTCTGCTAGTAGTAACTACCCTGAAATGGGAGAAGTTTATAAAGGTGCTGATGGTAAATGGTATGGATGGTCGAGTATAGATAATGATGATAAAAAAGGTAGAATATATAGATGGGATGCTGACGGATCTAATAGAACTGAACTAGCTAATACTAGTGGTGACAAACAGAATGTATGGGATGGGTCAAGATATATCTATAGTTTTAGAAACAGTACTCATACAGGCCATTATCTTTATGATACAAATAATGGAGGATCTAGCTCTACTTTTGGTACATTACAATATGACGGTACAGATGGAGGAACTAACTCACATAGACATCTAGGAGGTCAAACTCAAAGACATGCTTGGAGCTATGCAGATGGTTTCTGTATTGTATCTGGTAGAAGTGGAAGTGTAAGTAGCAGTTCTGAAGAACAATGGCCTAAATTAATTGATCTTAGAAATGTAGCTAGTGGTGGTGGGGCTAAAGTCATGGACTTTAACTACGATCATACTCATGCAGGTTATAACTTTGCTAGTGGTAATTACATAAGAAATAGTAATGCTATTATTAAAGGTACTACTGGTCGTTACTACGCTGTTTTTGCTTGGAGAAATAATGATCAATGGAACTCTGTTGATAATGGTTTGACTATCTACGATATGGGTACAGACATGGGTACTTTTATGGCAGGTGGCAGACAACCTTCATTTACACGAAGGGCTGGGCTTACAAGTTTGTTTAGTAATAGTACTAAAGCTTATTGGTTGAATAGAAGATTATCTGCTAGAGGTGCTAATTTCCATTGTAATCAATTTGCTAATACAACAGCTTTAGCTGATGGATACCTATATACTTTTGCAGATAGATATCATGATGGATCAAGTACAGCAGGTGGTGTAAGTAGTACACATAAAGCTCTAAGAATAAATATACAAGATATAGTTGAAAATGGCTTTACTGTCGATACTCAGTGCGAATACTTTGGATCTGACTCTGCGAGATTAAGATCTGGAGCTTGGGCAACAGAATTAGTAGATTCCGCTGTAGATAGTGGTTTCGGTAATATAAACCTTAGAACAACAGGAATTTTAGTAACTTAATTAATTATGGCTTTATACCCCCCACCTTCTAGTGGCGGTAGTAGTGGAGGATCTACTACTGCTGCTACCGCTGCTAGTGCAGTTGACGCTACTTATATAGCTGTAGGTCACAATAGCTCAAACATGAATGCTCTGTATACCGTACCTTCAGGAAAGGTATTTATAGGTACTTTACATGGTCATCATGGTATTAAAATAAATGGTACAGGTAGTACTAACGCATGGTTACCAGGAACAGGTAATAATGGTAATGGACATACGGGTAAGGTGATAACTTTACCCGCTGGTACTGTTGTTTACCCAGGATATCAAGATGGTAACTGGAAATATTGTCATGGAATAGAGATACCTGCCCCAACAACACATGCCGATTCTATGGTATTCACAAGAAATGGTCCAAACTCATAATGACTATAACATCAACATTTAACGGAGATGGTACTTCTTACCATATCCATGAAGACGCAGCTGGCGTTAAAAAAGAATTAGGATTAAATAAATGGAATCCAGAAACTAGACAGGACTTTCAATCTCAAGATGAAATTAAAGAATTTGTTGAACAATCTCTTTCTAACCCAAACTATTGGAGTACTCATTATGCTACCCTTGCTGATAGAAGAGCAGCTGAAAAAGATTTTGAAGCTGAGATAGTAAGAACGATTCGTAATGATCTTTTAAAAAAATATGATTGGACAGATACAGCAGATTTAACAACTGATGAAAAAGCTGCTTGGAAAACATATAAAACTGCTTTAAGAAATCTACCTACACAATCTGGTTTTCCATATGTAGAAGACGGGATGGAATGGCCTACTAAACCTTCTTAATTATGGCATTAACAAAAATAAGTAACGACGGTGTTAAAAAACCAATTGACCTTGAAGATGATGAGAGAGTAAGGTTCGGTACAGGAAATGATCTCCAGATCTACCATAATGGAACCAAAAATGTCATAAAGACTATGAACGGAGATATACACCTCCGTTATAGCGGTCAAGACATGGTAGTAGCTAAACCATCTGCTGCCGTAGAACTCTATCATAATAACAGTAAGAAGTTTGAGACATTTGCAAATGGCGTCAGTGTTGACGGGGAGATACATATAGGTAGTCACTTGATTATGGGAGATAATGACAACATCAAACTTGGTGCAGGTTCAGATCTCCAGATCTTCCATACTAATTCGGATGATACCAATAGATTCTACTTAAGCGGAAAGGCGACTACTTTTTGGACTGGTGGTAGTAATAATCATACTAGTATAAAAATAACTGATGGAGAAACACCAGCCGTAGAGCTCTATCATGACAATGACTTAAGACTACAAACGTGGTATGATGGAGTTAATATTTATGGAGACGAAGGTGAAGATGCAAGATTACATCTTTATGCAGATGACGGAGATAATAATGCTGATAAATGGAGACTACAATCTTTAGCAGCTTCATCCACTTTCGAATTACAAAATCACACGAGTGGTTCTTGGGAAAGTAATATTAAAGCTACTGGAAACGGGAATGTAGAACTCTATTACGACGGAGGAACTGCCAAATTCGAGACGACCAGTACGGGTGCGAAGATAACGGGTGAAGTAGAGGTTACAGGAAAAGTAAAAGCATCTAATGGTTATGGCTCAGATGGACAAGTACTTACATCTAAAGGTGGTAGTGCGAATGCTGAATGGGCTGATGCTGGTGGTGGTGCTTGGGAGTTATTAAATTCTGGCTCTAATACATCTGCACCTGCTGATGCTGGAACAATAATAGATGGATTAGACAGTACTTATTCAGCTTATAAAGTTATTAAAATTGAATTTTATATTCACTTTTCAAATAACACAGGTTACGCAGGATTCCAATTCAAATCTGGAAACAGTTGGAATACAGCTAATACCTATCATAGTCAATGCGAATATGGTAGACATACCAACTCAAGCCATATGGCCCAAGATACAAACAGCAATAGTAGTATTACGATAAATGAAGACAGCAATGACCGATGCGAAAATATAGCAGGAACATTAAGTTGGTATAGAGGGCCGAACTCTGAAGATGCAATGCTCCAATGGGATGCAAAAGGTATGGCTTATTCAGGTGCTAACTATGATTTCTTCCTGTTTAACGGGGCTGGTGGAAATTGGGACATAACAAATAACCAACTACAAGGTATACAATGGAAAAATAATACTGGTAGCAATGTATGGTGGAAAGTTATTGGAATGAAGTAAGTGAAACTCCCATCCATAAAACTGACTAACGCTTTAGACATGCCTAGCATCCCTCTAGAGCAACCGTCAGCAGAGATGCCAGTCTTCCCACCAGTTGTTATACCACCTAGTAACTTAAAAGCTCCAGCTGGAGTTGAATTAGAAGAAGCACCAGCAGAGAAAGATGAAGAAACAGCAACGACTGAACAACCAACTCTTAGAGTTCCTGTTATTAAGATTGACTTACCCTTACCTAGTGCAGAAGTCGTAGCTACTGCTACCTATGCAGCTGTTGCAGCTGTAGCCACTACCACCTTAGCTACTCCTTTATTTGACAAATTAAAGAAACAAATCCAAAAGTTCTTACAGAAAAAAGTTGATAAATGGAAGAAAAACCGCCAGAAAAAAAAGGAGTCCTTGGAAAGCTGAAAGATGCTGTAGAGGATAAAGAACATCAAATAGAAGTA